TTTAAACATTTCAAGAAATCCAGATTCAGGGTTTTTGAATTTACTTAGTGCATTAACTGGAGATGGCTTTTTTTCATGCTGAAAAATATTTTCCATTTAATTTATCAATTCTTAAATTTTGCTCTAGCTTTTGCCAGTACATCAAAGTCTTTTATTTTAGTATCTCCCAGGTATCCCCAGGCATATCCATCAAAAATCATCTGTTCGTTTATTGATACTTTTTGGTCGTCAACAAATAGCCAACCAAGAATTCTTCCATACTTTTCAGAGGAATCCATCTTTTCTGTTTTAATCTTTACATTCTTTGCATCTTTTAGCTTTAGTTTAAGATATTCTTTTGCCTCAAGCCCCAACTTTTTTTCTGCAAGATCTTTTGTTCTAGATTCTGGTGTATCAATTCCAGCGAGTCTTACTCTTGATGCAAATAATATATCAAAACCTAAATCGATGAGGACATCAATTGTGTCCCCATCAACTACGGCCTCTACTTTTTTAACATAATACTCGTACATTACTTAGTCTTCTTAACTGCAGCTTTCTTTACAGGCGCCGACTTCTTTGCAGGTACAGACTTTGGTGCTGGTGCATCCCAATCTGGGCGAGCAACTGCCATTACTAGGCTATAGGATCTCTTCTTAAGGAATACGCCATCTCCGTTTGCCTGTGATCCCTTTGCATTACCTGATGTGTTTCCTTCAAAACAATGTAAATTCTTTCCGTCATTCTTGTAAACAATTCCAACATGCTCTGTATCTGTTGGTGTCTTGTCAAAGTTAAAGAATACAACGTCTCCTGGTTGTGCCTGTCCGATTGGAACAATTCTCTTGTTCTTTGCAAACCATTGCGCTCCTGCATCGCAAGACGCAAAGCCCTTCTTTGTTGAAGCTGCAACTAGGTGTACTAGTCCCGCATCATCAAAGCATCCTGAAACGAACATTGCACACCAAGGTTGGTGATTCATTCCGTATCGCTTTCCAAAAATTGTATCGTTATTTGGTCCTTCTGCGTACCCTTCGTCAGCATACTTCTTTGCTGCTGCCAAAACTTTTACCGCTAGTGGGTGTCTTACTTCTGCCATTTTATTTCTCCTTTTTCTTTAATTGTTTTTTAGCCCTTTTTTCTTGTGGTGTAGATTTAGGCTCTTTTTTTTTATTTTTATTACCACTCTGTTCTTTATTTGCCATTTCAATCTCCCAGGTTCTTTATTTTAACGCTTAACATAGACATTATGTTATTTTTTTCCTGTATTTTTATTCATAATTTTATTATAAAAATCATCTGCTGCATGCATGTGCCAGTGAAATCCATTGTGTGCGCCTCTTCCATTATTTTTTATTCTGTCTGCGGCTATGTGGTACAAGAACTCTTCGCTTAATTCTGAGTGGCACTCTATTTGTTTTTCAATAATATCATCAGTCCAAGGTTTTTGTGGCTCAGTCATAACTTTATCTCCTTCTTGGCGTCTAAACCATGAATTAGCCTCTATCCAGCAATAATTTTTATGATATCCAGGATATTTTTTTTCAATTTGATCAAATAGGTAGGCTTGGTATCCTGAGTTCCAAACACTCCAAACAAAATTAATATTGTTTGTCTCGCAGTATTGTTCCAATACATCTAACATAATTCTATCATAGAAAAAAGCAATTTTATTTGAAATTACTTCTTGTGGCGTGTATGGAGTTTTTGCATATTTTGCCAAATCGTCTTCGTATAAATCTGCGGTTAGAATATATTGTTTATCTGAATTAGGCACATTATGCATTGCTGCTTGCATTCCAAATTGGGGTGGATTTTGCATTTCATCTTTTAAATAAGGATAAGAAAATCTATTCATTGCAAATAAAGCAACAATAGTTTTTGGATGTCCATAGTTTTTAAAATAAAAAAAACATTTTGCAACCTGACCAGCAAGTGAATCTCCTCCAACAGCCAAAGAAGAAAATGTAGATTCTAGTTTTTTTGACAGCATGTAAGGATATCTAAGATCTTCTGGGAGTCCGTCGCCTCTTGTATATGAATCACCTAAAAATAAAATATCTGCTTTATTTTCAAATGGCTGGCTCCTGTATCCAAGATCATTTTTAAAATATTCAATTGGAATAATGTCTTCATTATGTGTTGGGCCGTGCTGATAAAGACTTATGTTTTTTATTAAAAGGTTTTCCCAATCCATAAGGTTATTTTTGTAGCCCGTTAGACCACCCCAATTAATTTTCTTTTCATCCATATAAAACTCTCTTCTTTTATCACTATCTTATAATTTTTGTATTATAAGCTTTTTCCCAATTTAAAATATCTATTTCATCATTTAAAAGTGGCTGTCCCTTAATATTTAAACTTGTATTTAGTAATATTGGCACACCAGTAATAGTATACCATTTTTGTAATAGATGATGCAGGCCGTGGTGTTGATTTTTATTTACAGTCTGAACTCTTGATGTTCCGTCTTTATGTACTACCGAAGGGATTAGATCTGGCCTTAAACACTTGGGAGTATATTGCATATATGCAGACTCATATTCCATATCAAACCACTCATGGGCATACTCTGATAAAACTACTGGGGCAAACGGTCTAAACAATTCCCTTTGTTTAATTAAATTGACTTTATTTTTAATACCTGGGTCTCTTGGGTCAGCAAAAATGCTTCTATTTCCTAAAGCTCTTGGTCCATACTCTGCTCTTCCCGATACAACTGCTGCTACTCCATTCTTTAATAAGGATTCAATTATTTTTTCTACTGGGTAGTCCCCTCCCAGATTGTGTCCTAGGTAGGGGCTTTCCCATTCAATATGTTTTCCATACAATGCGGCTGCCGCACCTAAAGAGCTACCTGCATCCCCTGGGTTTGGCATAATCCAAACATCTTTAAAAATTGTCCATAAAGAAGTGTTTGCCTTACTGTTTAAAGCGCATCCTCCCATAAATACTAGATTTTTTTTACCTGTTAAATTTTTTGCCATACGCATAAAATCTTTAAGCCTTTGTTCGTATACAATTTGAACCGCTGCGGCTATGTGAAACTTATCTTCTTCAGATACCCGTCCCCAGTCTGTAATTCCTTTGTGAAAATTATATTTTTGATGATCGTATTTTGGAAAATACTCATCAACTTTATGATAGTATTTTGTCCAATCTCCATATGCTGCCATACCCATCATTATGTACTCTTCTTGATTTGGCATAAGCCCTATTAATTGTGTAAATCCTGAATAGAATAATCCAAAGCTTACTGGGTAATTTTGTTTATACTTTAGAGTTATCTTTTCTCCTTCCCCTACCCAAATAGTTGAAGTATTGTATTCTCCAATTGCGTCAAGAACTACAACAACAGCATCGGTAAATTTGCTTGTGTAGTATCCTGCTGCTGCGTGGGAATAGTGGTGCCCAAAAGACTTGCGTGGAATTCCTTTTATTTCAAATTTTGGCTTCCATTCACCCATCCCCCCTCTTAAAAAAAGTCTAGAGGCTTTTAAAATAGGCTTTTCGTAGTAAGCTATTTGGTCTGGTGTGCCGTACAAAAAAGCGTCATTTATTAAACTTTCGTTTACGTACCAATCATTTTTTTTCTTACTGTATCTTTCTGCATGACCAGCAAACAATATTTTACCGTCTTTAATAAGAGCTACAGAAGCGTCGTGTGATGTTTCATTTATGCCTAAGATTGTATTCATTTAATATGTATACCTTGGCCAATCTTTATTTTTTTTACGGAATACCTTTTTCTTAATTGAATATATAAAATATTTAATTGCTATTATTTTATTCATAATTTAATTCTACACCATATTCCTTTCTTGTTGAGGTGTCCCCAGATGGTCTCGAACCATCGACCCGCAGATTAAAAGTCTGCTGCTCTACCAGCTGAGCTATAGGAACGTACCCCTGGCTGGGATCGAACCAGCGACCTACAGATTAGAAGTCTGTTGCTCTTCCGCTGAGCTACAAAGGTGTGCAACAGGTAGGACTTGAACCTACGATTACCGAATTATGAGTTCGGGGCTTTAACCAACTAAGCTACTGTTGCCTAATTGTATTATAGTGTGCCGTCATTGTTTTTGTCAATAGAATTTTCTACAATTTGCTGCACATATTCTGAAAAATGTTTTCTTATTGCGCCCATTGGTCTTGACCCAAAGGAATGCCATAGCCTTTTATATTCTATAATGTTTTGTAATGTTGTTGGGCATACAACTATTCCATTGTATGTTTTCATTACTATTGGCAGAGGAATGTGTTTTGTACAACATTTACATTCTCTTGCTAAATCTTGGTACTCGCTCATATTATTTGCATCCTGTCCATTGCTTCTTTTAAATCTTCGGGCATTCTTGGTGCCCTAATCATATTATAAGATGTTGTGTCTGGGTCATCTTTTGATCCAAAATCATTATCATAATTCATTGATTCGTATGTGTGTATATTAATTTCCTGGTTTCCGTCAAATCTAGTTCTACTAATTGAATTAAATATTGCTCCACATGTAGCATCGGCTAAGTCCTTAGATCCTTTTCTAGGGTGGTCTACCTTGTCTCTCATAATTCTTAGCTGACATAGCTCGTTTATAAGTAGCGGTATGTGTGGACCAATTAATCTTTCTTCTGCTACAACCATAGCCATATCATCGTAGTGCTTTTTAGCAACAGAAAGAATCTCTGTATTTATACCATATTGCTTTAGTTGTTGCATCATGTCATGAGAGTTCCATCTATCAAATGTACATATTGCTATATTAAATCCCCTTGTTTTAAGAGAAAGTATATAATCTTTTACTTCAGTAAAATCTACGGATTTATCTGGCGTTGGTGTCCAGTATCTAACTGCATCTACTTCTACTATTGGGGCTGGTTGAGAGTAGGTGTCTGTTACTTTTACATTTACCCATTTGTTTATATGTGCCATGGTTACAGCACAATGGTCATGTTTTTGGGCTAAGTCGACATGTATGTAATATTTTTTATCTGGGTCTGGCAGAAACCATTCTTCTAGCCTTCCAAAATTATCTACTGCAATTGAGCCAACATTAAAAGCTTTTTCTACTTTTTCTCTTGATTTAAAAAATGCATCAACTGCGTCTGGCGGCATGCATGCAAATCTTGAAAGAGCGTCTGTCGGGTTTGTGTAAAAGGCTGTTTTAAAATCGTCAATTTTTCTAACTGGGTTAACTTCCCAAGTTGGGCGTTTAAGCGCATAAACTTTAGGTATTTTATAAGATAAAATATGATCTTCTTCCCATTGAATTTCAAACTCATTACCTTCAGTTCCATCTGTCAACTCCTCGTACATCTTAAATTTATGTTGTCTTACTATAGTTTCTTTGTCTCCAATAACAGCATCATATCTTTGCTGTATGTAGTCATTTTTAAATCTAGGAAATGAAAGAAGAATTACCTTGCCAAAATCTGGAAAACGAGAATCTACCGATGCCCTATACATATCATACACCGCACTACCTGTTTTTGCTTGATCGTGACCAGTTGTATTTTCAATTGCGAAACCAGAAATTTCATCTAGAATAACAACTATAACGTTATATCCTTCCCAAGCCTCTCTTTCTGAGTGGCCAGAGTGTACTGTTATAGCTTTATTGAACTGAATTTCGGATGCTTTAGAATAGTACTTGCCAACAAACCACGGAGACTTATCTATACGGCTTCTGAATCCTTTAAAAAATACGTTTGTAGCTTGCTGCGAGTTGATTGCAATATTAATAATATCAATAGAGTCGCCAGGAGGTTTTCCGTAATAAGTTGCTGGGTCCTTTAAGCATAATAGTAGATACACTATATATGCTACCGCTATTGTCGAACAGTAGTCTTTTCCAGAACCTTTACCCAGTTGAGCTACTACTTCATTAGCAGTTTGTTTAAATCTTATATGACCTTCGTCTTCACCAAATAATTTTTTTAAAGTAGATTCTTTATATATCTGTGAGCTTTTTTCAATTAATATATATTG